ACTACAAGTCTCTGTTTTTATTCAACTTTCTTTAAAAAAGGGCTTGCATTACCGTTAACCCTCTGATTGTGTATTGACCATAGCCAACAACGGCACACTTAAAAACCACACAAACACACTATGAACACAATCACCACAGCACACACCACACTTACAGAATTTATTGAGCAAATGCGTCTGCTTGGCTTACAAAACAGACAAGAGGTAAAAATTCAATATAATAGCGAACAAGCGCGCGCGGCTTTTTATGTTAAAGGCGCGTTAGTAGACACGCGCAAACTGTTTCGTGTTTAAATAATCACACACAACCACACACCTATGGAAATATTAATTGACGCATGGGCATACCTCTTAATTGGAGGGTGGATTGCTAGCGGAATCTACGACACCTTCTTTCATAACTAATAAACAACCACACACACACCATAAAATAATGAAAACGAAAATAATCGAGCATTCTAAAGACAACATCCACACCGTCGCGCACTACCTAACGGAAAAGCCTTGTTCCCCTGAAACTCTTATAGCAGAGGGAATAGGTAGCACGATAGAAAAAGCAAGGGAATCTGCTAGTCATGGAGTTAAAATCTTAACTGGCTTTTATCCTATCGCCTTATAATCACACACACCAACAACCACTATGTTCAATAAACCCGACATGCAGAACCAAACCACAGAGCACTTACGTGCAGACATCAAGCGCGAGCGCCAAGCGATTGCCCGCCTTTTGTTCCTTCTAGAGGAGGAATTTACAGCCAACGGCGGCACTTTTGCTAGCATGGAGACAGACATTCTGTTCAAGCGCTGGTATTGGGGCGAGTCTACCACCAAGCACGGCGAGGTGTTCGACCGACTCCGCGAAACCTACAAACCCACAATATAAACAAACCGCCAACACCTAAAAACCTATGAAGCACATAAAAGAACTTATTGAAGACCTGCAACTTTCGGTTGCCTGTCTTATGGATGAACCGACTGAAAGTGAGCAGCAAGACCTTTCAGACAAACTGGAAGATGCCAACAATCGCCAAGCAATCGCAGACACCCTCGCCGCAGGAGGACTCGGCTCAGACTTCTAAACCATTATGCAGGACATCACAGAACAGTTACAAACCGCCAAGGGTATCATCCAAAACCTTGTTGCGTCTCACCAAGCTACAGGACACATGGCGGCACGTCACGCGCTCCGCGTCACGGACTTACCGAAAGACATCTTGCCTTCGCTCTTGGAGCACGCCCGAAAGGTCGAGGAGGCCGAACATCAAAACCACTACAACTAAACAAACCGACATGAAACATCCAATAGACACAGCGCTTGACGTTTTTATCCTTACAGCGGCGGCCTTTATCCTCGCCTCTCTTATTCTCTAACAATCACTATCACACCACACACAAACACACACATATCATGAAAACAGCATTACACACACGTAACAAAAACCGCCGCGACCTTTTCCGCGCCGTTCCTGTCAACCGCACAGCAGAACTGGAGAAAAAGGAAAAGAAGGAATGGGAGGAACTGAAGGAGCTTATCGCCAAGGGACACAAGCATTTCTGGCAGAAACGCACACAGGGCAAACCGCCAAAAGTCTCAAAAACGCGTTTTAATTGCTTCGATATACTTGACTAATTATTTTATCGTAACAACATAACACAACAAACCAGTCAACCCACACTACAGAGGCAGACTTAATGAGTATACGTATAAACGGCAATAAATTCTTAGCAGACTTCATGCACAGCGGAACGCGCTACCGTAAACAGTTTAACACGGACGCAGAGGCGCGTGAGTGGGAAGCATCACTCCGCAAACGTCTCACCTTAGGACAACCGACAACGGATTTGTTACAAGGGCAAACCGCCACTGGTATGAACATCCGCGAGCTGCTCGAAGATACGTATCAGATGAACTGGCGAGACACACGCAACGAACGCCACCAGTTAGTAAACATGAGACAGATAGAGACGCACTTCGGGGCCGACTGTGTTGCTTCTACTATCACTACAGAGAGCGTGGATGGGTTCGTGCGTTACCTAGAACAGCGCGGGGTTGCGCCCTCGACAATCAACTCAAGGCTGTCCACGTTGTCCAAGGCGCTGAGCTTTGGGGCTGACCGTGGGCACATTACAAACCGCCCGAAGGTTTCCCGCAAGAAGGTAGGCAACAACGCTCGTATGCGTTTCCTTACAGATGAAGAGGAACACGACATTATTGATGCCCTCGAGGGTGACGGACGTATTGACTTCGCCAACTTCTTTAAGTGGTCAATGGACACAGGTATGCGCCCCATCGAGGCACGTTTCATCCCACAAACCGCCGTGCGTCACGACCCTGAGCTTGGCTATCTGGTGGACATGCGGCGCACTAAGAACAGCTACCCTCGCACCATCCCGCTCACCAGCCGCGCTTATGAGGCCTTCCAAGACCTAAGCGACGAACCAATGCCGTTCGCTAGGTTCACCGAGGCAAACATACGTAGCAACTGGAAGTTCGTTAGGGAAGCACTACACGACAACGACCCTGAGTTTGTGTTCTACCTCACGCGCCACACGTGCGCCTCTCGCCTCGTGCAACGCAAGGTCGAGCTGTACACGGTCAAGGAATGGATGGGTCACAAGACCTTTGAGATGACAATGCGCTACGCTAAACTCTCACCCCGCAATATGCTTGACGCTAAGCAAGCGCTCGAACAAGTTATTTAATATACAAACCGCCACCACCAATAAACTCAATAACACTATGAGCAAAGGAACATACAGCCACAGCAACCGCCATCGGATGCACGAGAATCTTATCACAGCGGATTGCCACGAGGAGGGCGGGGAAGTGTTTGTTACTGACCAAAGCGGTAACGGCAACCACGCCAAGCTCATCGTGACGCCCTTCGAGATTGAAACCACCAGACTTAAGCGCGACCTCATAGAAGCGAAACCACCATAACAAACCTAAGCTATAAACTGAAAGCGATGCGGGACGAGCTCAGGCATTCCCGCTCCGACTACCAGACACTAGCAGACGACTACATCCGTATGCGAGCTATCCAGAGACGAGACACCGAAATCGTAGAGTATATGCTCTCAGACGACACCACCGTGTCTGTTTATATTAAAGGCGAGAAATACGAGGCGTTATGCCGCGAAGAAATTGAAAATGTCATGGAAGCCGACCCTGACTATCCCAACTAATTATGACCAACCAAGACCTATTCCACAGAACAGCCGAGAAGGTGTTAGCCCAAGGGTTAAACGCCATGACCATCGCTTGTGATTCTTTAACGCTGGCTAACACAGCCCTAAACGAGGAGGTTGAACGTCTCCAAGCTGAGGTAGAACGCCTCAAGCATCGTTTGGTTACTGATTCCATCGAAAAGGAGTGACAAATTACTGACAAAAGGCGTCACTAGTGGCATTTACTGACAAAACACAACATACACAACTGAGTTGACATTTAACCGAATCCTTCTTTTAATTCAAGAAGTTAGGTGGTACCCAAGGCCGGACTCGAACCGGCACGCCCGTTAAGGCGGGGGATTTTGAATCCACAGTTTTATCCAGACATTCAACAACTCACTGAAAAACATACATAAATTACAAATACTTATCCCCTGCATCGGTGACAACGCCTTTGCTGTGGTGACAAATTACTGACAAACACAACAACATGGAGCAACTCACACAAGCAGAACTTAACAACGAAATGACCACCATTGGGGTCGGGCGTTACCGCAATAAGGTAGAGGGCGCACGCACCCGTGGAACTGAGTCAGAGACGGCCTATGGTCAGCGACTCATCCGAGGGGCTCTTCCCAATTATATCAAAGCCATCGACGACCTCAAGAAGTCTTGGAAGAAAGTTAAGAACAAGGGGCAGTGGCAGCACGACCTACTCGAAGTAAAGTCCGAGAAGATTGGTTTCATGGTTATGCGTACCGTCTTGGATATGCTTACACGCAACTGCAAGATGGCTTCGATGTGTACCAAGGTAGGTAACGTGTTAGACTACCAGATACGATGTGACCACCTCGTTAAGACCAACAAGAAGGGTGAGGGCATCGTACTGGGCGCTACGCGTAAGCGCGGTTGGATTGCGTCTAAGCACCACATCCGAGTCAGCATTAAGCACGAAGTCGAGAAGGGGCTCATGGAGGAAATACCTACGTGGACTCGTCGCGACGTGATGGCGGCTGGTTTGAACCTCGTGGAGCTTCTGCGTGACTCTACTGGTATCATTGAATACCGCTACATCACGGACACAGGTAAACGTAACCCCACCCGATACGTCACAGCAGCCGAGGAGACGCTACGCTGGGTCGAAGAGTTCAACTATCACAAAGAGATGCTCAGCCCCTTCTGGTTGCCCACCGTTGACACCCCCGACGAATGGAAGTCCGTATGGGAAGGTGGTTATAAGGTTGAGGAAACCGAACTACCCAAGCTCCCCTTCATCAAGACAACCAACATGGAGTTCTTGCGAGGCGTAGAGGGTAAAGTAGAAGAGCCAATGGAGGCTTGTAACCTTCTACAGCAAACACCTTGGAAGATTAACGACGAGGTTCTAGCCACAATGGACTGGGCTTGGAAGAACTCAGTCAAGGTGGGTGGACTACCGAGCCGCGAAGATGAAATCATGCCCGACATCCCCGCAGACTTCCACACCGACAAGAAGGCTAACGCAGTCTGGAAGCGTATGGCGGCTGGCGTACACAAGCGCAACATGTCTACAAGCTCACGGCGTCTTCTCGTTGCTAAGGTGTTGTTCCTTGCGGAGAAGCTGGCGGGTAATCGCTTCTTCTATCCAACGCATTGCGACTTCCGAGGTCGCGCCTATAACATCCCCGCGTTTCTAGGCATCCAAGGCCCAGACATGTGCCGAGGGTTGCTCAAGTTCGCTCGCCCCCAGCGCATCAAGACAGACACCGACTACAAGTGGCTCGCCGTACAGGGCGCTAACACTTGGGGCTACGACAAGGTAACGCTCGATGACCGCGTTGCTTGGTCTAACAACTTCAGTAAAGACGCAATCAAGATTGCTGCGAACCCAACCAAAGAACTTTCGTGGATGGAAGCCGACGACCCTTGGCAGTTCCTCGCGTGGTGCTTTGAGTGGGCGCAACTCCAGAACACGGGTAAGCTCGACTCCTTTCTCCCAGTAAACATGGATGCCACAAACAACGGCCTCCAAATACTGTCGATGCTTACTCGTGACGAATACGGTATGGCGGCTACCAACGTACTGCCTACCGATAGCCCTGCCGACATCTACGCAGTTGTAGCTAAGCAAGCTGAGCGTATCCTTCGTGAGCAAGCAGACAAGGGCGACGCCGTAGCTAACGCGTGGCTTGGCTTTGGTATCAACCGTAAGACCACTAAGCGTCCCGTCATGTGTTACAGCTACGGGCTGACCGAGTATAGTAACCGTAAATATATCGACGAGTGGTACGACGACCAGATACACGGAGAAGGACGCACCAAGGCGTTCGGCGAAGACGAGAAGTATCTTGCGGTACACGTCCTAGCCAAAGCGGTGTGGCAAGGTATCGAAAGCGTTCTGGATAAACCCAAGCAGTGCATGGACTGGTTCCAAGAGTGCGCTGGTCTTATCACAGCAGAGGGTAAACCTATGTCGTGGGTAACTCCTAGCGGTTTCCCTGTGCATCAGGAATACTTCAACTTCACCCAGCGTCAGGTAAAGACTTGGATTAGCGGCGCAGCTACCCACGTTCGTTATCGCGAAGAGGACGACAGGCTCAGCAAGATGCGCCAGAAGAACGGTGTGTCCCCTAACTTCGTCCACAGTCTCGACGCCGCTGCTCTCCACAAGAGTATCATCAAAGCTAACCAAGAGGAGGGCATCTACGACTTTGCCTTTATTCACGATTCCTACGGCACACACGCCACAGGGTGCGAGGCTCTAAGTAAAGTTTTGAGAAATGTATTTGTTGATATGTTTAGTGTTGACTTGCTCCAAGATTGGAAACATCAATTAGAACATAACACGAACATTGTCCTGCCAGAGCCGCCTCAATACGGTAACGCAGACATCTCACAAATCACCAACAGCACGTATTTCTTCAGTTAGCAATTCCGCTAGCTGATTCAGTAAACCACCAATAATCGGTAATAACACAAATGAGTAAAGTACATACATCGCCAAAAGGAATCGCGGTTTGGCCCCGCATCGACACACCAGACACCAAGTTTGACGAGGACGGAGTGTTCTCATGCAAACTGCACGTATCTGAAGGAGACTTCAAAGCCTTTGAAGCTCAAATCAACAAACAAGTAGAAGCTGACTACGCCGCCGAGTGCTCCGCACAGGGTAAAGACAAGTTGCGTCGCGCTGCTTCTTGCCCCCTGCGTATCACCGACGATGGTGAGTACGAAATCTACGCCAAGCAAAAAGCTAAGGTTCACACCAAGAGCAAAGGAACCCTTGAGTTCTCGATTGCTAGCTACGACAGCCAAGGTAAGAAAATCGACATGCCCAAAGTTGGCAGCGGTTCTTCCCTTAAAATGGCTGTTGAAGTTAACACTTGGTTCGTACCTAGCCAAGGCTTCGGCTACACCCTGCGCCTCCGCGCTGTCCAAATCCTCGACCTCGTAGAATACGGTGGTGGCGAAGGAAGCGGCGGCTTCGGCTTTGGTGCTGAGGCAGACGGCTACGTAGGTTCAGGCGAGAGCTTCAACGAAACACTCAAGAGCGAAGATGAGACGGAGACGTCCAACGCGCCCTTCTAAGTTTCGTTCTCGTTTTGAGGAAAAGGTGGCTTCCGCTCTTACGAGGGCGGGAGTTCACCACTCCTACGAGAGCATGAAACTAACGTACACGAAGGAGTGCAAATATACGCCCGACTTCGTTTTGGATAACGGAATTATTTTGGAGGTTAAAGGCTATTGGCAAGCATCAGACCGAACGAAACACCTACGAGTGCGGGAAGCACACCCCGACCTCGACATCAGATTTGTATTCCAACGAGCAACCAACACACTCAACAAAACCTCAAAGACGACCTACGGGGACTGGTGCGACAAGCGCGGGTTCCTGTGGTGCGAGGGGGACATACCAAAAGAATGGATGAACTAACGGCTGTAGCCACACATCAACCCTGCCCCGATTGCGGGAGCAGCGACGCACTATCACACAACACCGACGGAAGTACCAAGTGCTACTCCTGCGGTCTTTTCACGCCCAACAGAAACAAAGACACACAACCAAACACACAAAAACAAATGAGCAACGTATCACCTCTTGGCTTCGTCCAAGGTAAGTTTATGGATATAACGCCGCGTGCTATCGACAGAGATACATGCGTTAAATACAGCTACCAGATTGGTGAGCTAAACGGTAAGCCCTGCCACATCGCCAACTACCGCAACATGGACGGAGCACAGGTCGCTCAGAAGTATCGCTTTGCGGATAAGAGCTTTCATTGCAACGGTAATCCTAATTATTTCTTTGGTCAGAACCTCTGGCCTAATGGCGGTAAGAAACTGGTCATCACCGAGGGCGAGATTGACTGCCTTACCGTAAGTCAAATCCAAGGTAACAAATGGCCTGTTGTTTCTCTGCCCAGCGGAGCGCAGTCAGCCAAGAGTATCTTCAAGAAGCAACTTGAGTGGTTATCCACTTGGGAGGAAGTCATCGTTATGTTTGACGAGGACAAAGCGGGACGTGAAGCCGCAGAGAGCGTTGCTCACATTCTCCCCGCTGGTAAGTGCAAGATTGCGCGGCTCCCCATGAAAGACCCCAACGATATGCTTCTTGCTAACAAAGCCGACGAAGTTATCCGTGCTTTCTGGGATGCTAAGGTATGGCGACCCGACGACATCGTAGACGGTACTGAGCTATACGAACGTCTCACCACCCCCAAGGAGAACGACAGTATCCCCTACCCCTACTACGGACTCAATGAGCTGACCCGTGGTATGCGTAAAGGCGAGATTGTTACCTTCTGTGCTGGTTCTGGTATTGGTAAGTCTGCGGTCTGTAAAGAGATTGCCCTTCACGTCCTCAAGACCACCGACCGTAAACTGGGTTACATCGCCCTAGAGGAATCCATTGAACGTACAGCTAACGGTATCATCGGTCTGGAAATGTCCCGCCCGTTACACCTTGAACCGTTCGAGGCTGACGAAGCTTACAACGAAGCATACAAGTCTACCGTAGGCTCTGGACGCTTCTACCTCTACGACCACTGGGGTTCGCTCGACAGCGACAACCTCCTCGGACACATCCGTTACATGGCTAAGGCTATGGAAGTAGACTACGTGGTTCTCGACCACCTCTCCATCATTGTCTCAGGAATGGGCGACGGAGATGAAAGACGTATGATTGATAACACCATGACTAAGCTTCGCTCCCTCGTAGAGGAAACTAAGATTGGCGTTATCCTAGTCAGCCACCTCAAGCGCCCTGAAGGTAAGGGACACGAAGAGGGCGCATCTACATCGCTTGCTCAACTCCGTGGCTCTGCCGCTATCGCCCAACTCTCCGACATGTGTATCGGACTTGAGCGTAACCAGCAGGACAAGGAGAATAAAAACCGCACAGCTTTGCGTGTTCTGAAAAATCGCTTCAGCGGTGAGACAGGACTAGCTTGCAGCCTTCTCTATGACAAAGAGACAGGACGCATCGCAGAAGAAACAAACCCTCTGTTCGCTGATACCGAAGACGAGGCTAACCCATTCACCGCATAACCCAAGGAGATAATGAAATACTGTTCAAACTTTAAATACGACCTCGAAGTAGGCCAAGCAGCAGAAAAGGAAGTAGGCGACATGCTTGCTAATCAGAAAATCGAAGTGAAGCTAGACAAGATGGCGAAGCGCACAGGGAACATCTACGTAGAGTATGAGTCCCGTGGCAAGCCTTCTGGTGTCTCGCGCTCCGAGGCTGAACACTACTGCTTCGTAGTTGGAAACCTAAAGTTATTCATCCCCACAGCACGCCTAAAGGAACTTATCGAGCCACTCAAAGGCTCTAAGTTCGACAAGCGCGGTGGAGACAACAACACATCTAAGGGCGTTCTTTTGAAATTGACCGACCTTCTCACAGCCGTATAGTTAAAAATACACAATGAAAACAATAGCATACTTCGACATAGAAACAAACGGAATTGAGGACTGGTCAACACTCAGCGACCTCAAAGACCTCCACTGCATGGTGGTTATCGACGACAACGGTATCGGACGCTACAGGGCTGAAAATATCCAGCAAGGTCTCGACCGTCTCAATAAAGCCATCCACATCGTGGGGCATAACTCCATAGGCTTTGACGCCATTGCGCTCTGGAAGCTCTTCGGGTTCCGTCATGGCGGTTTACAGGACACGGCTGTTATCGGTCGCCTCATGTTCCCCGACCTCCGCAACGATGACTTCAAGCGTGATGGATTCCCAAAGGAACTAATAGGCAGTCACTCGCTCAAGGCTTGGGGCAAACGTATTGGTAACAATAAGTCTGACCACGGTGAAACCGAGGACTGGTCGCAATGGTCGCAAGAGATGGAGGACTACTGCGTACAAGACGTAGAGGTTACTAAGTCTCTCTATGAGTTCTTCCTCAAGAAAGGGCTAGGAGCGCTTGACCAAGCGATTCACCTCGAACACGCATTCGCTAAGGCTATCCGCATCCAAGAGATGAACGGTTTCCCGTTTGATGTTAAAGCCGCAGAAGAGCTTACATGCTCCCTCATGGCGCGTCGTGCCGAGCTTAACTGCGAACTCAAAGATGTGTTCCCTCCCACGGTCGAGACCATGAAGAGTTGCTGGTGGGTTGCTCCCGATGGAACAAACGCCAAGACCAAGAAGGAGCTAGTAGCCGCTGGTTGGAAGCCCTCTGAAATAGAGAAAGGCCCAGCAAGAACCAAGGAGATTCCATTCAACCCCAACAGCCGCGACCAGATTGCTGAGCGCCTCATGGCTGATGGATGGAAGCCCAAGGCATACGAAGGTAAACGCCCCGCAATCAACGAGGGGGTACTCAAGGACATTGGCACACCCCAAGCCAAGAAACTCCTTGAGTATCTCCTCGTGAGCAAAAGGCTCGGACAGGTCGCTGAAGGTAACCAAGCGTGGCTCAAGCTAGAGAAGAAAGGACGCATCCACGGTTCGGTAAATACCAACGGTGCTGTGTCGGGACGTTGCACCCACCGCAATCCTAATGTGGCTCAAGTGCCCTCAACCCGTGCGCCTTATGGTGAGCGCTGTCGCGCCGCCTTTACCGCACCAGAAGGCAAGGTGCTTGTAGGTGCTGACGCTTCTGGTCTGGAGCTTCGTTGCCTCGCCCACTACCTCGCTATGTTTGGCGACAAGGATTACGCTAAGACAATCCTAGAAGGCGACATTCATACAGCCAACCAACAGGCTGCTGGACTGGAGACACGCGACCAAGCCAAGACGTTCATCTACGCTTTCCTATATGGAGCGGGTGACGCCAAGATTGGTTCTATTGTGGGTGGTACATCCAAGCACGGTAAAGCACTCAAGGCTTCCTTCATGCGTAAGATTCCATCCATCAAGAAACTGGCTGATGCGGTATCCAACGCTATTGAGACAAAGGGAATGCTCAGGGGGCTGGATAACCGCCCACTACCCTGCCGCTCCGCTCATTCCGCGCTCAACCTGTTGCTTCAATCAGCAGGAGCAGTGGTTATGAAGCAAGCCCTCGTAGAGTTTGTTCGTGACGCAGTGCTTCCCTATGAAGTCCACGCCAATGTTCACGACGAAATCCAGTTCTCTTGTCTTCCCGAACATGCCGACGAACTCGGAAAAAGGTTTTGTTCTTCTCTGACAAAAGCAGGAATGCTTCTCAAGTTTAATTGCAAGATTGAAGGAGAATACAAAATAGGTAAAAATTGGGCAGAGACGCATTGATATGAAGGCTTGCAAGAAATGTGGAGAGGTTAAGCCCCTCAGTAGCTTCCATAAGGCCTCTGGTTGTAAGGATGGTCATAGAGGAACGTGTAAGGCTTGTCACTATATCGCGGGTCTAAAATGGAAAAAAGAGAATAAAGATAAACACAATCTCGCCACCCGAAAATCCTACCTTAAGCTTAAATACGGTGTAACACTAGAGTGGTATGAATCCAAACTTAGGGAGCAAAAAGGCGTGTGCGCTATATGCTCCTGCGACTCTTCAGAGTTGCGTGGTAAAGATGCTATGTTTTGTGTTGACCACTGCCACCATACTGGACAGCCTAGAGCCTTATTATGTCATAAATGTAACGCTGGGATTGGGATGTTGAAAGACGACCCCATTCTAGTAGCTCGCGCTTGGACATATTTACAACAAAACACACTAATCCAAAAACACACATGAAAGAAACCAAAAACAAACAACTCGTAATCGACGGTGACATGCTGCTATACAAAGCGGCCTCTGTCGCTGAACAAGAAATCCGCTGGTCTGACGACATCTGGACTCTTGAAACAAACATGAACGTGGCTAAGGCTGAGGCCGACCGCCAGATTGACGAAATAAAACGCGACCTCAAAAGCAGTGACATCCTCGTGGTGTTCTCTGATAAGGTTACGTTTCGCCATAAGATGTGGCCCGCCTACAAGCAGAACCGCTCTGGTAAACGCAAGCCTCTTGGTATTGGCGAACTTCGCGATTGGATGATGGCTGAGTATCCCTCCGACCTGTACCCCAACCTCGAGGCTGACGACGCTATCGGTATCATTGTTACTGAAGACGCTGAGAACCGCGTGGCTGTATCTGGCGACAAGGACTTCGGTACGCTTCCAGTCATGTGGTACAATCACCTCAAGAAAACTCTGCGTACTATCACGGTAGCAGAGGCTAACTACTTCCACCTCGTGCAATCCCTTATGGGAGACATGACGGATGGCTTCGCTGGCTGTAAGGGCTTCGGTCAAATCACAGCCGAGAAGTGGCTCAAGAAGAATGGAGCCTACTGGGAGTCTGTAGTTGAAGCCTATGAGTCCAAGGGCTCAGACGCCGACGATGCGCTTATGAACGCTCGTCTGGCCCGTATCCTTCGTGCTGGTGAGTACGACAAGGAAACCCACGAGGTCACTCTCTGGAAGCCTAAAGTAAACGCCAAAGCTCAATCCCAACAAATCCCATTCACCTGCTAGGGCGGATAAATGAACGCAATAGATAAACTAGTTAAAGACATCGAACAAGCCAACATAAGACACAACCAAAGAATGCAAAACGTAATTAAAGCCGCAGACGAACACCTTAATCCTTCCCTCCCCGACTCGGGCTCCCGCTCGGAGTTTGACACAGGGGCAGTACGCGACGCCTCTTTAGGTAAAGGCAATCCCAGCCTTATCCCTCTTGAAGCTATGCGTGCCGTTTCTCGTCGTTTCGAGGATGGTGCTACTAAGTACGGACGAGATAACTGGAAAAAGGGCATCCCCCTGAGCCGCTACGTTGACTCCCTCTACCGCCACCTCTGGCAGTTCATGGAGGGCGACCAGTCTGAAGACCACGGCGGGGCTGTTATCTGGAACGCTATGTGCTTGGTACAGACCGAGAAGTGGATTTCCGAGGGCAAGCTGCCCAATGAACTAAATGACCTATAAAAGAAAGGAAGATTCCGTAATGAACGAGAGAAACAGTTATACGCAAATGCCGCCCATCCCTTCTGCGCTTATCAAGGCGCTTGAGGGTATATATCCCTCACAAGATTTCACCCCCGAAAAAGGCGTGAGAGACTTGGATTACCACTACGGGCAGCGTTCTGTAGTGAATTTCCTTAAACATACTTATCAAATCCAAAACGAGAACATCTTAACCAACGAATAATACTATGTGCATGTCAGCCCCTAAAATGTCTACGCCGCCACCACCCCCAGCGCCTCCCCCTCCTCCTACTAAGGTGGCCAAGAAGGTGGAAAACAAAAGCCTCAATAAAGCAGGCGCGTCTAAGAAAAGCGGAGCAGGTTCATTAACCATTCGCCGCCCCTCAGTAAACACTGGAAGTAGCGGTGTTGGCTCTAACGTTCCCTACTAATCATGGCAGACCGAACCCTCACTATTAACCACGCCGATGGCGGCAGTGAAACCTATACCATTAACCGTGATAAGTTTGCGGGGGTTCGCGCCATGCAGATTGATGGACAGAACGTAAGTGTAGACCATGTTGCTATCCCTAAAGCCCAAGAACGTGAGGCGACCTTCGGGGGTTCCCAGACAATAACCATTAAGAGGGACATTGAGCCTCTCCTTAAAAAAGTCGTAGGCGGTGCTACCGCTTGTTATTCACTTAGAGACTTTAATAACCACACGGGAGACTCCGACGTGTTAAATGTTCGACGAGGTTCGGATAACGCCGAACGTAACGTCACCGAACGAGAGATTACCAATGGAACTTTATTGTCTTGGGTAGGCGCAGGTAACGACGCGTTTGTAACAACGTGGTACGACCAAAGCGGAAATAACAACCACGCGGTGCAGTTGACTGAGGGAAGTCAACCAACAATCGTGAGCGGCGGTAAACTTGAAACGAGACGACGACTCATTCACGAATACTCGAAGGTGCTGCCAGACGCGGCGGCTTCACCCGCTGGCTTAGGTTTCACCATTACTGGTCTGGCATACGACACCACCGAAGACGTGCTTTGGGCTGTCAACCTCGGAGATGATATAGAGCCTGTGAATGCTGTTCTCAGTCCCTCTCTAGTTAAGTTGAGTAATGATGGGTCGAATAAACTTGATGAAGTTGACCTGACAGGTGTAACAACGAACGCACTACAAGGAGTAGCGTATGACCCAACAGATGACACCTTATGGGTCGCCGAGGGTTCAGCTTTTGACGCCGTTCATCACATTAACAAAGACGGCTCGCTAATCACTTCCCTTACCCTTCCTAGCTCTAGCGGGCTCGCTTATGATACAAGCTCAGACACGCTTTGGACTGTAAACTTTAACACGCTGCTATTGAAAGAGTACAACAAGAGCGGCGTAGAGTTGAACTCATATGCAGTCCCCTTTTCAGGCCCAGACCAGCTTTCCTACAACGCTGACACAGACACAATATGGTGTTCGGGTGGGGCCAACGGCTCCGCTGGTTTCATTAGAATCTTCGACAAGACCACAGCAACGTGGAGCGACGCCTACGAACTCTCCGAAGCTCTAGCATCCGAGGGCATTGCCTTTGTTGGTTTACGTCTCATGGTTGCTGATGATGGATACTTCCACGTAGCTTCAGCTGCAAACACCATCCAAGCCTATAATATATCCGAAATTCCTAAAATTAAGTTTGACTCGGGGGACTTCCTTGAGGTTGTGTTCAACGAAAGCCTTACCAGCGACTCCACCCAGATAGCTGTCTTGGATTATAAGGGTAAGAGCACGGCGATGTTTGTTAGTGGACGAGGCTTGTCGGACAGGAGATTAGTCTTTAGGTCTAATACAAAACCAGCACTTAACGCTGGCTTGTCTGCTGTGGCTTCGACTGCCAACAACACGGACATCACCCTCGACCTCGCTACCTTTGCGAGTGGGGTTGGAAACTTACATGTTAACAGCCAAACAGTAATTAGCGACGCGTCAGTAGGGTCTAACCCAATGAGCGGTATATTTATTGGTAGAGACTTTGACGGTGCTCCAACCTTCGACGGGGACGCATACGAGTTGCTGTTATATCCCACAGACCTTACCGCGAGTCGTGAAGCAGTTGAAGTAAACATCAATGGCTATTATTCCATATTCTAGATTGACAGAACATAAATCCTAAACAGACTAACTTATATGTATCTCGAATTTCCCACCCAAATCGAAGCCATGAACCGTTCAGAGCAAGCTGCTGTTGAACTCGGATATGGCGAACGCACAAAGTTTGCTGGAGTTATTTCACAGACCAATAGCGATACGTTTGTATGGCTAGCCAAAGGAACGCTCACCGACGAGGAACAAGCGAACCTTATTGAAACTTTCGAACCCAAAGCTTGGGAAGACCAAATTTAATCCCCCTACCCGCATAGACCTTAACTTAATCGGTTAGATTCCTCGCACCAGAAGGTAATGCGCCGTAGGGTGGATTCTACTTTATCAAACTAATATGAATTACGAAACAGCCCAGAGCCTATACTCCAAACTAGAAGGGAAGCGATACCAATACGTAGACCGCGCCCGTCAGTGCAGTAAGCTCACACTTCCCTACATCATGCCCGATGAGGGCTTCGGCGCACACAGTCGCCTAGAGACACCCTTTCAAGGTATTGGCGCCCGCGGCGTTAACAACCTATCTTCTAAACTTCTACTTGCTCTGTTACCCCCTAACGCCCCTTTCTTCCGTCTCAACGTAGACGCCAAGGGACTAGCCGACGAAGGCGCACCCCCAGAGCTTGTTACCGAAATAGAGACTGCCCTACAGCAAGTCGAGGAATCCGTCATGGACGAGATTAGTCGTGAGACTTATCGCACAGCCCTCCACGAAGCTCTCAAGCATCTCATCGTAACTGGTAACGCCCTAGTATATCTACCCGACGAGGGTGGTATGCGCGTGTTCCACCTTGACCGCTTCTGCGTCGAGCGTGACCCAATGGGTAACATTCTATATGTATGCACCAAGGAAGAACTCTCCCACATGTCTTTGTCTCCTGAGATGAAGCAACTGGCTGGTGCTGAAGGTGGAGAGGGTGCTGACGACGTTGTACATCTCTACACTGCTGTCTGCCGTAAAGATAATGGCTGGCACGTATGGCAAGAAATCAACGGTAATAAGATTCCTGACAGCGAAGGCTTCTATGCCCTCGACAAGAACCCCTTTATCCCCCTTCGCTTCTCCCGTATCGACGGTGAGGACTACGGACGTGGTTACGTTGAGGAATACCTCGGCGACCTTCAATCCCTTGAATCCCTCCAGCGTTCCCTCGTTGAAGGCTCTGCGGCTGCTGCCAAGGTTCTGTTCCTAGTGAACCCCAACGGTACTACCCGCGCTAAGACTCTCGCAGAAAGCCCCAACGGTGCAATCGCTCAGGGCAACGCTCAGGACGTGTCTGTTCTCCAGCTTAATAAATTTAATGACTTCCGCATCGTCCAAGAAGCTATCGTAAAGATTGAGGAGCGCCTCGGTCATGCCTTCTTGTTGACCTCTGGTGTTGTCCGTAACGCTGAGCGTGTTACCGCTGAGGAAATCCGTATGCTTGGACAGGAGCTTGAGACTGCTATCGGTGGTCTTTACTCGCTCCTTAGCGTAGAACTCCAGATGCCCCTCGTGAACCGCCTCATGTCGGTTATGAACAAGAAGCAAAAACTTCCCAAATTACCCAAGGACATCGTTAACCCTGTTATCATTACAGGCGTTGAGGCCCTTGGACGTGGACACGACCTACAGAAACTCGACCTGTTCCTCGCTGGAGCCGCTCAGGTTGTTGGCCCTGAAGCAGTCGCTCAGTTCGTCAACGTAAGTGAATACTTTAAACGTCGCGCTACTAGCCTCGGTATCAAAACCGTAGGTCTGGTTAAGAGCGAAGAGCAGATGGCGCAAGAAGCGCAGCAATCTCAAATGATGCAGATGACGGAGAAGCTAGGCCCAAGTGGTATCAAGGCTATGTCCGACCAAGCAAAAGCACAACAAGAACAAACCCAAAGCGAGGAATAAAATAACATGGCTGAATTACAGCAAATACAGGTAAACGAAGTAAACGAGGAGGAGAACATCTCCCTCGAACAACAAGCGGCTATGCAAGAAGAAGCCGCCCAACAGCGTAACCAAACGCTTGAAGCTGACCCCAAGGAAGGCAAAGAGACAATCGAAGAGCAACTTAAAGAAGAAGAAGAAGCGCCCGAAGAAGAGCGCCCTGAGTGGCTCGACGAGAAGTTTGAATCTCCCGAAGAAATGGCTAAAGCCTACAAGGAGCTTCAAAAGAAAATGTCCGAGCCCAAAGCTCCTAAGAAAGAGTCGGCTAAGAAGGAAGAAGCCCCCGCAGAACCCGCAGCAATGACTGAGGCTATCGACGGTGCTACTAATGAGTTCGCCGAGAACGGAGAGCTTTCCGACAAGACTTTTGACGCCCTTGAAAAAGCGGGAATCCCCCGTAACTTCGTAGAGGCTTACATCAACGGACAGCAAGCTATGTCTGTTCAGCAGACCTCTGCTATCCAAGAGACTATTGGTGGTGAAGGGAACTACGCAGCGATGGCTGAGTGGGCTTCCGAAAACCTTGTGGACGGAGAGCTTGATGCGTTCAACTCTATCGTAGAGGGAGCATCCGTAGAAGCCGCTAAGGTAGCAGTTAAGGGACTCTATTCGCAGTTCCTAGCCGCTGGCGGTAAAGGCCCAGCACTAGTTCAAGGTTCCACCGCTGGTGAAGCAGGAGCAAAGCCCTTCGGTTCTGCTGCTCAACTCACAGAAGCCATGAAAGATAAACGCTACTCTACCGACCCTGCTTATCGTGAGCAAATCGAGAAGCGCCTCGCAGTCTCAACCATATTCTAAAATGTCTATCGAATTATTATCAATGCTTGGAGGTGGTGTCACGGGTTTCGTGATGCGCCTCGTCGCTTCCCAAATGGAAGCACAGGGAAAGGCTCTCGATAGAGCTTTAGCCCTTCAGGGAGCCGCTGATGACTCTGCTGACAGAGCCGCTAATCGCTCCGCTGGTGTGTGGGTACGCCGCCTTATTGCTGCTTGTATCCTATTCGCCGTTGTAATTGCCCCCTTCATTCTGGCGTTCTACAGTATTCCTGTGAGCCTTGAGAATGAGCGTGCGGGTTTATTGAAACTCTTTTTAGGCTCAGGAGGATTCCAACAAGTTGAAGGATTTGTTCTACTCCCAGAGGTTCGTCAAGGTA